TGGCGCACTATCAGTTTAACGCTATGGCCCGGAGTTGGCGAAACCTGGGCGAATGGGTACAGCGCGCCAAACTAACCGATGACATCGGGTGCCCGAAAATGTACGCTGCCAGCCTGCCGAATTTGGGCGGCACCGGCGCAGAGAATGCCAAGCTGTGGGAGTACATGGAGCAATCAAACGCGGCAAAAACGTTTTACCCGGTGGCATACCTGCGGCTGTATTTTAAGCACCCCAATGTTGAGAACCTGGTAACCGCAGGGCTGGGAAAGTTGGTGGGCGACGGAATCAACGATGAAATGGAATATCACTACTATACCGGACTTGCCCCGCAAACAGCGGCTCCAAAGCTGGAGTGGGTGGACTGGAAAGAAAAACGCCCTGCCCAAATGCTAGGTATGACAAAGCAAGAATTGCGAACTTGGAGAGAGTACGGTCTGGGAGTTGACTGTCTGAGAACGTGGAAAGAGCTGGATACGCTGCCATGCGGCGTAAGCTTCCACGACCTTTGCGCCGCGATGAAAGCCATCGGAGCATACGACACGCGCCGGATTTTGCGCGAAAAACTGCCGATGATGCGGACCATAAATTACATAGAGCGCCAAGAGCAGGATCTTACGCAGCTTGAGGATTATTGGCGCATGGCTGCCGTGGCCGGCTGTGACCTGAACCAGGACGCAGTGCGCTGGCCCAAAGACCTGCGCACCGCCCATGACCGAATGAGCGAAACAATACAGTACGAGCGGGTAAGTGGCAAATGCCAGCAAGCGTTCGCCGCCATGACGGCCCGCTGCGCCGGGTTGACATGGGAACATGATGGGATTTGCATTCGCCCGGCGGAAACGCCGCTTGAGCTGATCCGGGAGGGCAGCACCCTGCACCATTGCGTTGGCAGATACTCAGATGCCCATGCACGGGGCAGAATTATCCTGTTTGTGAGGCATACCCGACGGCCAGAACGCAGCTGGTGCACCCTGAACATTGACGTAACCAGCAAGAGAGAAATCCAGCTGCATGGATACGGAAACGAATTTGCCCACGGCAAAAAGCTAAAAATACCCCGGCGGGTCCGGGAATTTGTGGATCTGTGGGAGCGCGAAGTGCTGGCTAAGTGGCAGCTGCCGCCAGAGCAGAAAGCCAAGAAAAAGAAAAACAAGGCCACCCAGGCAGTGGCATGATAGGAAGGTGAAAGCATGGACGAAATAGTGGTCCGCCTGAAATCAGGAGAAGAAATTATATACCCGCACCCCGCGACGGCAGAATGGAAGGCCATTCCCAATGCTGTAATAGTCATAACAAACGGCAGCCAGGCGGTTGATATATACAATGCCAACGAGGTTGTTTTTGTGATACATCGCGAAAAAGAGGCACCAAAAGTTGAGGAGGAACCGAAAAAATGAAATACGATAGCGAACAGATGACGTTTGTGGGTGCCGCCGCTACGGCGGAAGAATCTGCCGCTCTGCGCCTGCATTATGAGATCATGGCCGCAGCGCAGGCAGCGGCGGCCAGCCTGCTGGATCTGGCCCGCAAAATCAAACTAATGCGGGATACCGGTGGATACAAGGCCTTGGGCTTTGACACGCTGGAAGCCTACACACTGACCACCATGGGCATGAAGCAGCGCCAGGCGTATAACTACATTGCCATTGCCGAAAAACTGCCCGCGCAGCTGATAGAGCAGAACGCGGCCGCGGGCGTTACTAAGCTGGCCTTGCTGGCGCAATTGAGTGGGCAGGAGCAGCAACAGATTACAGCGGAAACCAACCTGACGGAAACGACAGTGGCCGAGCTGAAAGCGCAGATCAAAGAGCTGCAGGCCAAAAATGCCGGGTACGCCGAACAGCTCAGCCTGCTGCAGAATCAGCCGCCGGTGGCTGAGGTACAGGCCGAAGAAGTGGACATGGATGCCCTGCGTGCGGAGATTCGCGCCGAAATGAAGGCTGAAATGGAAAGCCAGCGCCGGGCCGACGCCAAAATGACCGAGCTGAACCAGAAAGAGCGCGATGAAGCCATAAAGGCCGCACAGAAAGCCAGGGCTGAACTGGAAGAGGCAAAACGTGCTGCGGCGGCGGCTGAACAGGCACGCGCTAAAGAACTGGATCAGGCGCGCCACCAGGCAGAAGAAACCGCTGCCCGGCTGAACATGGTCGCGGATGAATCCGCGGTGCGCTTCGGCTTGCTGTTTGACCAGTTGCAGGACACCGCCGGAAAAATATTTGACCTAGTTGATACTTTGCAGCAGGGTGGCCTGACCGAAAAGGCGGAAAAATTCCAGACAGCGCTCCATAAGGCGCTGCTTGCCTTGGCCGATGAAGCGGAGGATGTACAGAAATGATGGAAGCATTTGAGGCGGGCGTGCGGCTGAGCATTTTCATGCTGGGCGCTGGGGTCGGCCTGGTCGGCAGCCGCGGCGAAAGGTGGGGTGACTGATGGACATCCTGCTTTCGATCATCGGCAGCGCTGTTCTGGCCGTGCTGCTGGCCACCGCCTATACCGCCGGGGTAGCCGCTGGGAAAGCTGCCGCGCATGTGGATGATGAAGAATCAAAAATTTATATGCCGCACACACATGGCGGAGATCCTGACACCTGAACGCAGAGACAGCCATATTTCGGATTAAGGGAGGTATACACACGTGGGGAAAAACAAACGCTTGCCGAATGACATCGTATTGGCTGCCCTGCAGCTGGTGCGCGGCCAGGCCAGGCGCAAGGCCGAGTATAAGCGCCAGGTGGATGAGATCATCCTGCGCAGCGACACAAATTTTGTGGATACCACAACCAGCTGCGGCGCGCCCGTGCGTGTGTACCTGCCGCATGCCGGCGGGAATTCCAACGACATCACCGCCGACAAGGCCGAGGCGATCCAGCAGCTTGAGACACAGCGGGATGTGCAGATCATGCGGGCCATCGATGCCGCCGCGGATGAGATCGGGGCGGACATCCAGAGCGCCACGGTACGGGCCGCGCTGCAAAAGGCTATTGCACTCAACTGCAAGGCCTGCCGCACCTGGACATACGAGCGCTTGGAAGTGCCGGGAATTAGCCGGATAGAATTCTATCGCCGCCGCCGCAAATATTTGGAAAATGTTGCGCAACGCGTAGGAATTGGCTAAAAGTTGATACTGTGCAAGATTTTTTAGTGCTAGAATTGATATCATAGAATATTGAGAGGACAGCCCACCGGCTGCCCTCTTTTGTTTTGGAGTGTAACCCATGGCAGATAAAAACAACAAAACAACCAACCCCTGCGCCCGCTGTATCTGGCGCATGTGCGGCAACGAACGGGTGATCTGTTCCCTACCGCGCTGCGTAAATCCTACGCAGTGTAAACGCCCAAAATATAAACTTGGTCCCGGCGGATGTTGGACTTACCAGCGGCCACTGAAAAGGTCCCGGCGTAAGCTGCCGCAGGAAGGCACCCCTCATGACTAACCCCCGGTATGCCAACGGAGCCCTGCGCAGAAAGCACCGGGCACGGCTGAAAGCCATGGGTGCCCCGTGCGGAATCTGCGGCGGGCGCCTTGGCCCGATCCATTACGACGAACCATCTGATGCCGCGCACCCGCTCAGCTTTGTGGTAGATGAGATACGCCCCGTTGCGCGCTGGCGCGAGTTCGGTTATCCGTCCCCGCGGGCTGCAGCTGAAGATTGGGACAACTTACAGGCTGCGCATTACTGGTGCAACGCGCAGAAAGGCTGCAAGCTTTCGCCCGCAAAACCCAATTCTGCGCAGCGCACCCGCACACAAAGGCCTCCTGCAGACGGCAGCTGGTGAGGGGTGGGGAGGGTCCCCCGCCCCGGCCGGCGGGCGACCCCAAGCCGTCCAGCGCCGATTTACCCCCGCAAAAAATAATTTGATTGGGGGGTGGTATCAAAACAGGAAGGAGAAGCAAAAAGTGGCAGCAGATACTTCTAATCGCGCGCGCGCGGAGATCGCGAAAAGGTCTGCCGCAGAGCGCAGAAAACTGGCTAAATTTTTGGCCAAAAACGGATTGAATGACGAAAAAATCAAGTCGCTTGACCCGGTGATTTTGAATGTTTCGTGGATGAAATCCAAGCTGGACGATGCCAGGGAAACCATCGGTGAGGAAGGCATCACGGTGGAATATGACAACGGCGGTGGGCAGTCGGGCGTGAGAGAGAACCCGGCCTTCCGGGCTTATGAGGCATTGTGGAAAACGTACCTGTCTGGATTGGATATGCTGATTAAGCTCCTACCTGTTGAGGTGCCGCAAGAGCAAATATCCGACATTAAGCCGACAAGCGTACTCACTCTGGTGCAGAATCGGAGAAAACAGGACGCATGACCGGCGCACAGATTCCAAGATACCGCATCGAGCCGGAGCGCGTTACGACCGACGGTGCGGACGCCGCAGCGCTGATGGCCGCCTACGGCAATGCGCTGGATGAATGGCAGCAGCTGGTGCTGGACTGCTGGCTGGGTCGGGATGCATCCGGGCGGTACACCGTGACCTCCGCAGGGCTGGCCGTGCCCCGGCAGAACGGGAAAAACGTGTGTCTGGAGGGGCGGGAGTTTTTCGGAATGGTCATCAACGGTGAGAAGATCCTGCACACCGCCCATCAGGTGCGCACGGCAAAAAAGAGCTTTAACCGGCTGGCCCGGATGTTTACCGACAAGCGGCACCCAGAGGTGCTGGAACTGGTGAAAAACATCCGCTACACCAACGGCGAGGAGTGCATCGAGCTTCTGAACGGCGGGAGCATTGAGTTCTCGGCCCGATCCCGGCAGGCGGCCCGCGGCTTTGACGGCATCTCGCTGGTGGTCTATGACGAGGCACAGGAACTGACGGACGACCAGGTGGAGGCAATCATGGCCACGCTGGCCGCATCGGCCACCGGCACCCGACAGCTGATCTATACCGGCACGCCGCCCTATCCGGGCTGTCCTGGCGACGTATTCCGCCGCCGCCGGACAGCCTGTCTTGGCGCACCGGGCGCGCACGATGCCTGGCACGAATGGTCAGTGGAGGGAGAGCAGGTGGACAAGATCGACCTAGAAGATCACGCGGTCTGGTATCAGACTAACCCGGCCATGGGCATTCGGCTCAGCGAGGAGTTTGCGGCGGAGGAGTGCCGGAGCATGAGTGCCGACGGCTTTGCCAGAGAACGCCTGGGCTGGTGGAGCCCCGTTCTGACGGAGCAGAGCGACAAGGCGCTGGATGCCCGGGCCTGGGCGGCCTGCGCCAGCGAGGCGGAAAAGCCGGAGGGCAAGACCGCTTACGGCGTCAAGTTTGCCGCGGATGGTTCCGCTGTCTGCCTGTGCGGCGCGGTGATCCCGAAAGATGGCCCGGCCCGCGTCTCGCTGATCGAACAGCAGCCCACCGGCCGCGGCCTGGCCTGGCTGGTGGACTGGCTGAACGAACGCTATGACCGCGCAAGCTGTGTGGTGATTGATGGCCGCAACGGGGTGGACGTGCTGGTGGAGCGCATCCGCCCCACCTGGAAAGCCAAAAGCGCCGTGCTCCGCCCCTCTGCCAGGGACGTAATCGCATCGGTGGGGCTGATTACCACCGCAATCAACGAACACTCCCTGACCTGGTACAAACCGCAGCAGGCCCTGAACGAGAGCGCCATTACCAGCACCAAGCGCCCCATCAGCGGCGGGTACGGCTTTGGCGGGGACGACAGCCTGCCGCTGGAAGCCTGTGCCCTGGCACTGTGGGGCGCGAAAACCTGCAAACGCGACCCGACACGCAAAATGCGCATCGGATGAGAGGAGAACCATGACGAATACCCTGAATTTTGGCCATGTGGACGGGCTGACCGCCGCGGAACAGCAGCAGCTCAGCGACCTGGCCGAAGCCTACAGCTACCACCAGAGCCGCAACGCCACCAAGGACAAGTATTACGAGGGGCACGTCACCTTGCAGGACGTGAACCTTGGCATCGCGCTGCCCAAGGGGCTGAACAAGCTGGAGGTCGGCTGCAACTGGGGACAGAAGGCAGTGGACGCGCTGGCATCCCGCAGTATGTTCGATGGCTTTGTGGGCAACGGCGGCGCACTGGATGGGCTGCAAAAGCTGGTGACCGACAACCGTCTGGTTGCTGCCTACGCCAAAGCCTGCCGGGATCAGCTGAAATACGGCTGCGTGTTCGTCACCCTGTCCGCAGATGCGGACATCGGCTGCCGCATCCGCTTCCACTCCCCTGCCACGGCCTCCGCGCTCTGGAGCGGCGAGAAGGGGCGCATCGACTGCGGGCTTGCCATCATCGACACAGTACAGGACGAGCATCAGAAAGACAGCTGGCGGCCTGCGCTGGTCAACTTCTACACCGACACCGCCGTCATCGTGCTGCACTCTGAAGGCAACAGATGGGCGGCGCAGCGGATGCCCCACCGGATGGGTCGTCCGCTGATGGAGCCGCTGATCTGGAACGCCACCAGCAACAAGCCCTTTGGCCGCAGCCGCCTGAAGCGCGCCATCCGTTCCCTCATCGACGACTATGTGCGCACCGTGGCTAACGCTACCATCGCGCTGGAGTTTGACACCACGCCCCAGAAGTACATCCTCGGCGTGACCGATGAGCAGTACGATGCCATTACCTCCGATAAATTCAAGCAGTATGTCGGTGCGCTCATCGCCGCCACCTCCAACCCGGAGACCGGCGAAAACCCGGTCTTTGGGCAGCTGGCGCAGGGCAGTTTGCAGCCCCATGTGGAAAAGATGCGGATGACCGCCACCCAGTTTGCGGCAGCCACCGGCCTGACCGTGACCGACGTAGGCGTGGTGAACGACGCCAACCCCACCAGCAGCGATGCCATCCTTGCCCAGAGCCAGACGCTGGTGCTGATGGCGCAGCAGCTGAACACCGGCAACGGCGATGCCCTGCACACCATCGCCTGTATGGCGCAGGCCATTGCCCGGAACGTATCTCTGACCGAGCTGACCGAGGAGGAGCGCGATGTGATGGCGCATTTCAAAAACCCAGCCATGCCCAGCGTGGCGGTGACTGCGGATGCAGCCATCAAGATTGCAACTGCCCGGCAGGAGTTCGCCAGCACCGACACCTTTCTGGAGATGATCGGCTTTGATCAGGCGGATATCCGCCGCATTAAGGCGCAGGAACAGCGGGTGCGGGGCCAACAGGTGCTGATGGAGATGGAAAACGATGCAGATAACAGCCAACGCCTGGAATGAGTACATCACCCGATTGTCCCGCCTGAACCAGAAAGCCGGGCAGCTGATGCGGCAGTACATAGACACCCACGGCACCGGGGATGCCGATGCGCTGATTACTTACGCCGCCGCGCTGGTGACAAAATACGGCGAGGGCAGCGCGGAGCTGGCCTGCCAGATGTATGACGCCCTGGCCGAAGCGGCCAACGCCGGGGTGCCCGCAGCGGAGCCTGCCGAACCGGCAGATTACGGCGAGGTGGCCCGCATGGTGAACGCCACCAAGAACCAAAACCCGGCCAACCTGCCCAACGGCATCAGCCGCCTGGTCAAGCGTGCCGGGGCCGATACCACCCTGAAAAACGCTGTCCGCGACGGGGCCGAGTGGGCCTGGGTACCCCACGGGGACACCTGCCCGTTCTGCATCACACTGGCAAGCAACGGCTGGCAGAAAGCCAGCAGCAAGGTGCTGAAAGGCGGCCACGCAGAACACATCCACGCCAACTGTGACTGTGAGTTTGCCATCCGTTTTGACCACAAAACCACCGTGGCAGGGTATGACCCGGAAAAATACCTGAAACAGTATCGGGATGCGGGCGGCGACATCAACAAAATGCGCCGGGTGAACTACGCCGCCAACAAGGAACGCATCAACGCACAGAAAAGGGCGGCGTATGCACTACGGCACTTGCGAGATGCGGGCCTAGGTGATATAATTGAAACAGAAAAAGCTGTTATCCAAATCCGGAAATTGAATGAGTACCTCTTGAAACCTGGCGCAAAGCACTCAAAAGAGTTTTTTGATGTTGGGTACACAGAGCAGGACATTGAGAAACTGGCTACCGATATCTTTGAGCAATACGATGAGGAAAAGCGAACCGACTTCAGAGCCAAGGATGATGGCGCAGAAAGTTTCGTTGTTTATATGCAATTAGGGAAAGAGGACCGCAAGAGTTTTATAACTGTCTGGCTGAAAGAGCCTGGGAACGCCAAGCCGCGATTAACTACAGCATACAGAATAAAAGACAAAGAGGGGGGCAAAGAGAAATGAAACTGTTCGACCATGTAAGAATCAAAAGGAACGGCGTTACGGGAACCATTGTAGATATTTCTAACGGCGTATACATTGTCGAGGATGACATAGAACGTGATCCTGTAGACAGTACAGGTTATTATGGCCCTTGGCCCTTGTATGATTGCAAGATAAGCGATTTGGAACCTGTAACAGACTAACGCAACCACGATGCACACGCACCGTGGTTTTTTCATGCCCATTTTCAGGAGGCACACTATGGATAAACACTCCGGTTCCAACTCCGGCATCGGTTTTTGCAGCCTGCTGGCTCTTCTCTTTATCGCTCTTAAACTGACCGGTTTTATTCACTGGTCATGGCTTTGGGTGCTGTCACCCATCTGGATCAATCTTGCTATCTGGGTTGTGCTGGTGCTGATCATAACGGCAATCAACCGCTGACCTAGCGAAGTGCAAGATTTTAACAGCATACCAACAATTTGTTGAAGCCACGATGCAAATTCTGCACCGTGGTATTTTTATGCCTGCCTTTGACCGCATGAGGTCAGGGCGGGCACTTTTTATACCCATTTATCCCCCAAAACATGCCCGGCATGGCGTAAAACTGTACAGCCAAAGCGGATGCGACCCGCGTAAATAAAAGCGCAGGCAGAAAGGACACAACATGAAACGCGAAGACGTAAAGAAGCAGATCCCCAACATCACCGATGAGCAGCTGGACTGGCTGATGGGCGAAAACGGCAGGGATATCACCGCCGAAAAGACCAAAGCCACCAACCTGCAGATCCAGGTGAACGGCCTGACCACCCAGCTGAACACCGCCAAAGACAGCCTGAAAGCCTTTGAAGGCGTGGACGTGGCCGACCTGAAAGGCCAGATCACCAAGCTTCAGGGCCAGCTGGCCGATCAGGCCGACAGTTTTGCCTTTGATTCCGCCCTGGACGGCGCAATCCGTGACGCGCACGGGCGTGACGTAAAGGCCATCCGCGGTATGTTGGACGTGGATGCACTGAAAGCCAGCAAGGACCGCACCACCGACATCGAGGCCGCGCTGGATGCCCTGGCCAAGGAAAAAGCCTGGGCCTTTGATGCCGCCCCCGGCGGCTACCCCAACGTCCGCGACGGCGGCGACCCGAACAAAACCCCCACCGGCTCCACGCGCGATCAGTTTGCCGCGTGGTTTGACCAGGTGACCAAGTAAAGGAGCAAACGTATGGCATCTATTGACATCAACCGCACAACCACCATTTCCCTGCCGGGCAGTGTTTCCGGCGAAATTTTGCAGAAAACCCAGGAATCCAGCGCCGTTATGGCACTGGCCCGCAAGATTCCTCTGCCGGGCCTGGGCGTGACCATTCCCGTTATCACCGGCGACCCCGAGGCGGGCTGGGTCGGCGAAACCGAGAAAAAGCCGGTCAAGCGCGGCACCCTGGCCACCAAGCAGATGTCGCCCTACACCCTGGCCGTCATCGTACCGTTTTCCAACCAGTTCCGCCGCGATGTGCCCGCCCTGTATGATCAGCTGGTGCAGCGTCTGCCCGGCGCTCTGGCCAAAAAGTTTGACCAGACCGTGTTCGGAGCGGTGAAAGCCCCCGGCTCCAACTTCGACACCCTGAAAGCCTGCACGGCCCAGAGCATCCTGACCAATGCCTACGGCGGTCTGGTTGCCGCCGATGCAGACATCGCCGCCCATGACGGCATTCTGAACGGCTGGGTGCTGGCCCCGCAGGGCAAGGCCATCCTGCTGAACGCGGTGGACGGCAATAAGCGCCCCCTGTTCATCAACAGCGTGGCGGAAGGCGCAGTGCCCATGATTCTGGGCGCGCAGGTGCGCCAGAGCAAGGGCGCCTACACGGCCAACACGGCCAGCGATGCCGCCGTTGTCGGCTTTGCGGGCGACTGGAGCCAGGCTGTATACGGCACCGTGGAGGGCGTGCAGATCGCCATTTCCGACCAGGCCACCCTGACCGACGGTTCCACCACCATCAACCTGTTTGAACAGAACATGTTCGCCGTGCGCGCCGAGATCGAAGTCGGCTTCCGCTGCGACACCACGGTGTTCAACAAGCTGACCGGCGCAGCCAAAACGGGGTCCTGATCATGATTGAATTCAAGAACCGCCTGACCGGCACCCTGATGGCCGTTGCCCCGGAGCGGGAAGCTGAATATCTGGCGGCAGGGCATACCCGCGTAGATGCCCCGGCGGCCGTCCCCGCCAGGCAGACCGCCGAAGAGCCCGCTGAAGAGCCCGCCGCCAAGCAGACCGCCGAAGAGCCCGCCGAAGAGCCCACCGCCAAGCAGACCGCCGCCCCGGCCCCGAAGAAGAAAGCCGCCGCCAGGAAATGAGGTGATGGCAATGGTCTATGCAACCGTGGAAGAGGTCGAAGCCGGGTTCCGCACGCTGAGCGATGACGAAAAGACGCTCTGCAGCGCCCTGCTGGCCGAAGCCGGCATTGTCATCGACGCATACAGCCAGGACGCCCCGTTTGAGCGCAAACAGCTGGTATCCTGCCGCATGGTGCGCCGCCAACTGGACGCGGGCACCGGCGGGCAGGGCGCCGCCATGTACCCGATGGGTGCCACCCAGGCGTCCGCATCGGCGCTGGGCTACCAGCAGAGCTGGACGGTGTCCGGCGGCTCGGTCGGAGAGTTGTACTTGTCAAAGCTCGAAAAACGGCTTCTGGGCGTCGGAGACAAAATCGGTGCCCACAGCCCGCTGGAGGACTTATGCTGAAGGGTATCGACATCATCCTGTACGAAAAGACCAAGACCGGCGAGGACGCTTTCCACGCGCCGATCTACGCTGAAACACCAGTCACTGTCCACAACGTGCTGGTGGGCGAACCGGCTACGGAGGACATCGTCAACGATTTGCAGCTCTACGGCAGGCCTATACGCTGGCCCTGCCCAAGGGAGACGCCAACGACTGGCACAACGTGACGGTGGAGTTCTGGGGACAGAAATTCCGCACCTACGGCGATGTGGTGCAGGGCATTGATGACCTGATCCCGCTGTGCTGGAACAAGAAAGTCAAGGTGGAGAAGTATGGGTAAGCTGCGCATCAAACTCAACCGCAAGGGCGTGAGGGAGCTGATGCAAAGCCGGGAAATCATGGACGAGTGCGTGCGGCTTGCCAAGGAGAAAGCCTCCGCAGCCGGGGACGGTTATGCGGCGGATGACGGCTATGTGGGCAAGACCCGCGCATCGGCCATCGTCTACCCGTCCACGTCTGAAGCCCGTAGCGACAACTACCGCAACAATACGCTGCTGAAAGTGTTCGGCGGTGCGATGAAAGTGAGGGGCTGAAGATGATTGAAGCAACAATCCTGGAGTACCTGTCCGGCGCACTGGACGTGCCCTGCTATATGGAGCGGCCGCCCGGTGCGCCGGGCACCTTTGCCGTGCTGGAAAAGACCGGGGAAAGCCGGGAAAATTACATCAACACCGCAATTCTGGCGGTGCAGTCCTATGCACCCACGCTGCTGCACGCGGCAGAACTGAACGAACAGGTTAAAACGGCCATGTTTAGAGCAGCACAGCTGCCCGGCGTAGCCGCCGTGCACCTGAACAGCGATTACAATTTTACTGACGCATCAAGCAAAACATACCGCTATCAGGCGGTATTTGACGTGACCTACTACGATTAACTGAAAGGATATTACTATGCCTACAGATGTAACCAAAGTGACCGCCGGAAAACCCAAAGTCGGCGGGGCTCTGTTCCGCGCCCCGGCAGGCACTGCCCTGCCTACCGATGCCGTCACCGCACTGGCCGAAGCTTACAAGTGCCTCGGCTATGTGTCTGAGGATGGCGTGACAAACTCTACGTCCATTGACAGCGATGAGGTCAAGGCGTGGGGCGGCGACACCGTGCTGACCCCGCAGACCGGAAAGACCGACACGTTCAAGCTGGCTTTGCTGGAATCACTCAACGTGAACGCGCTCAAATCTTATTTTGGCGATGATAACGTAACAGGCACCGACACCGGATCGGGTCTGGTTGTCAAGTGCAACAGCAAGGAGCTGCAGTCCAGCGTCTGGGTAGTGGAGATGATTGCAGCCGGAAACATCCCGCACCGTGTGGTTATCCCCAATGCCAAGCCCACCGAGATGGAGGACATCACCTACGTG